GAGCAAGGAAAAGGCGTTACAAATCGCCAAGGGTCTCGGCGGGGACTGGTGCCGCAAGGTATGCACGTCTGGATGGGTTGAGGTTCTGCATTCTGGAACGTGGGGGTTTCGGGTAGCGGCGGAAGGCGTGAGTAGCAAACCTCGCTTGGAACTGTTCGGGGTTCGCCCACAGTCGGAGAATTTCACGGAATACAAAGCTGTGTGGTCGTCCGTTAGTACCTACGGTCTCGATATGCCGTCAATCACCGTGGCTGCGGATCGGCCCATCGAAACCATCTGCAAGGAAATCAGGCGGCGGCTGTTGCCGGGTATTCAGGAGTATCACGCGACGTTTTTGGAACGGGCTAAAGCTCTCTCTCTATTGCATGACAGCCAAGGTGAGGTTGCGGAGAAGCTAGCGGATGCACTCGATGGCTATAAAACCGGCGGAAAGGACGGCGTTCAATTCCACGTGTCGCGCGATGCCAAGCTGATCGGGATGGAGTATTCCACGCGGGTGCTCTTCAAGGTCGGACACTCGGGCGATGATGCGAGTCTCGATGTTGACAATCTACCTGTCGAAATGGCGAAAGCCTTGGCCGGGTTCATTGCCTCATGGATGGATCGGGCGGAAAGCGAGTCGTCCAATGGATAACCTCGAAAAACTGATCATTGAGTTTCACAAGTCGTTTTGCCGTCCGTTCTGTATGAAGTGCCAATTGTCCCGCGTCGATGAGAGCGGCGGATTATGTGACCACTGTCAAACGATGAAGCAGAAAAAGGCAGACAGCCTCCGGGCCTTCCTGGCATCCCGGTCGGTCGATCACGAGGAATCAGAAGAGACACCGGCCTATGCAGCTGACGTGCAGGAATTTACCGGGCGGCTGTTCTGAAAGGGCGACACCATGCCGATGTATTTCATTGAGGAAAACGCGGTGTACGTGGTTGAGGCGAACAGCGCCGAAGAGGCCGAAGAGAAATTCTTGAAGGCGATTCACATTGATGAACCGGTGGTGCTCGTCGATGTGCCGGAGCGTGAAGTCTATACAGACGAGGAAAGCTCGAAAGAGAATGAGGCTGAAGTCACAATCAGTTATTCCCCAGTGCCGGAGCAATGACCATGGATCAGGAAGAAGACGGCCTCGGTCCCCTGTACCGGACAGAAGAGGAGCTAGCAATGATACGTCGCACATGGAAACGCGATCTCTTCCTCGTGCTCCTCTTCTGTGTGGCCTTCTTCACGGTGGCCTATTGTAGTGATACGTATTTCCCGTATGCGCCGTACGAGGCGCGAGAAAGTGAGTAGGTCCATGGAATGGCTCATGATCTTCTATGGTTCATTGGTGGTGTTGTGGCTGCTCTCGGTCTATATGGCTGTGCGGCATACCCTGGACCGCTCGAACCATACATCCCAGTTCAATGGGATAGAGAGAAAGGACGGCGAAGATGATCACTAAGTTATCCACGATGGGTCTGTGTTGGGATTGTCTGAAACCATCGGAGCTTGTCGCAACGGAAATTAGTTATCAAAACGGGCAAGTCGATCAGGTTGCCTTGTGTCTTGGTTGCCTGGTCCGTCGCGCCAAACATGAAAGGGACCGCGAACATGAATAAGAAAGACTTCTGGTATCCAATTGGGGCGCTCCTCACCTTGCTCTATCTGACCGGCTGTCCCTCGCCGGTCACGGGGCCAATGTGGGTGCATGCGACATGCGAGAACGGCCAGCAGATTGTCATGCACATGGAGGCGTACCAGGCCAGTAATTGCACCATTCTGAATCGGATGCCGGACATGGAGCCGTTCCGGATTCGGACGGCGGAAAGGTAGGTGCGCGATGAAAGGAACGACCCCACAAGAACGCGGAGAAGAGCTCAGGGAAGTGTTGGCCAAGCTGTACGACCCTGAAGATCCAGTGTGTAATATTGTGGATATCCTCACTGACGTTCGCCATTTGTGCGATGTACAGAAGGATGATTTTGCGAGACTCGATGAGATAGCCTATGAACACTACATAGAAGAGAAAGCGGCGGGGTCAATCGAATTACACTTCATGGATTAGCTAATCAGATATCGGCTCATCACTCGGCCCCTCGGTCTTCGGATCGAGGGGCTTTTTATGTGGCCGATCCGGTCCATGCCGTGGGTCAGGTCGATCAGTGATCGGGGCTGTAATAGGCTCTCCGGCTGTCGGTTTTTTCAGAAAGCGGACTTATTTGATTGGTGGCCCGAACACGGCGCTGCCCAATAACAGGAAGAGGAGGAAGTGAAGAAGGGACCAACCCCATATCCGCCAGTCGGCAGGCTGCCCCGCATGAGCAGACCATTCGCCTACATACACCCTGAGGCCCATCACGAGCCAGAGCAGCATCAAGATCCAAAACATCAAGGTTGTGGACATAGGGAGGGACTCCTCTTGGTTATGTCGCCTTTACTCAGGCGCAATAAGGCATTGAGGCGAGCAAGGGAGATCGGCGTCATTCCCAACTTGGATAGGCGCCGGGTGTGTCGGCTCCCGTCGCGTCGATGTCCGGCTGCAGTGGATCGGAATTGTTTCATCTTCATGGCGGTGTCAGGAGATGGCCCCACATGGCTAACCACGCGACAAAGGCGAGCATGACGGCCGCGCCGAACAGGACGCCAAGGCCGAAGCCGGACCGGAAGCCGAGAGACATGGCTGTGGTCGTTTACCGCTCCTGGTAAAACCGCTGCCGCCGCGTATGCCCTCGGAGATGATCCCGCAATTCCTTCATCCCCCGAAGATAGGTGCTGACTCCTCGGAGCCGGCATTGCGGACACGGCAACCCTAACCGCTTCGCCATCGTCCGTTGATACCGGGACTGGATAAACGGATCTTCCTGGTTCTTGATGAACTCATTGATTTTATAGTCCACAGCCCAACCCCGCTATTCTGTTATCAAAGTCCATATTTCATCCAGTTCTATCCACACCGTATCCACAGCTTATCCCCTTTTCCCAGTCCGACGCAAGACAGAGCGCTCCGCGCACCCTCGCCGGGTAGGCTCGGTCCAGAATCTCCGGACGGCTACGAGTTGGTTTCACCAACATTCAGAGGCAGACCCGAAGTCCGAGCTCACCCCTTCCTCCCATCCATCATTCCTTCTGTACTCAGTCGCTCTCTCTCAATCCGGACGTGTTCGGATGTGGTCTCGGAGGAGGCGGCGATGCCGCCTTTCCCGGAAGTGGAGGAGGGGGAGAGGAGAAGAGGTAAGAGAAAATCATGGGGGTGGGGCTCCCATCGGTCATGCCATTCTCCCTCCGACTGAGTAGTGAAAAACTCTGGTTTGGAACCGCCGGCTTCCGGCATGGACGAACGCTCATTTCGAAAGCTGAGCGTTCGGACCGTTGGGGGCGAAAGAAGGAAAGGGTTCGAGTAGGGCGGTATGGGCAAACCAGCAGTTTCTGAACTGCTGCAATCCGGAGCGAAGCGAAGGATTGTATAGCACAGTTGAGAATAACCTTGTCAAGTTGAGAAACGCGACTTACGAGTGTCAAGAAATTGGAACCATCCGAAATCAGAAAATTTTTGGGCGCCGCAAATTTATTTTCATACAAGAGTTTTTGTAGTGAAATTGTAGAGCCGTATGGCACTATTGCAAGGTGTATACAAGCTGTGATAACTACGGCCTATCGGATTCCCTAGGAGGGTTCCGGGGACCCTTAGAACCGGGTGAGAAACTAGGCCGTTCCCCACCTCGATGCCGCAAGCTCCTCGGGTGCGCCGGATGCAGGATGCGCGGAAGCGGGGCCTGTCCGCCGCGCAGATTGCCGTCAAAGAACAGGTCTCCCTCGCCACCGTCTACCGCGCGATCTCCGGCAAAGCCTTTCAAAAATCCTTGGCTGTGCAGTTGACGAAACTCAATCTCCGGCGCGTCAACACGTCCGGCAAGATCGACGGCATTCTGGAGAAGTTGAGTACGGAACTCGATCGGCGCGTGTCGAATCCCGAACAGATCAAGAAATTGAAGTTCAATCCCAAAGATATGGCGGATCTGGCGAAGGTCTCCCATCTCCAATATGAGCAAGGCACGGCGCACCTGAAAGAGCAAATTTTGGCCGGCCAACAGCAGATGGATAAAGAGCTGGAGCGCGATGCGAAGATTCTTGATCTCGATGTGACCCCGGAGAAGCCCGATGGCCCTCCTGAGTAAATACGTCGACTCGGTTAATCGGTTACTGGCGAGTGAGGCCGAGCAAATTGCACGAGATGCCTATACCGGAACGATCACCACACTCATGAGCCAGAATGACTATGAGAATTTGGTTGTCGCGTTGATAACTCCTGAGATGGAGAAACAAATCTTGCGGGGCGAGCCAAGGTTTATCTTGCTCGCAGTCAACAAGCTAAAAGACGCTCTTGGTATACGCGAGGCGCCAGCCGATGCCCTACCGGAATGATTTATCCCATGTGTATGACGCCGTGCGCTACGCGACCATGTCTGTGCGCATGGTGGTGCCCCTCGGCAAAGAGCGGCCCATTGAGCGGGTGCCGTGGCTTCGCGTCTATCGGATCGAGAAATCGATCAGTCTGCATGGAAATAGCCTCATCTACACCGTGGAGGGGAGGCGGATCAAAGAAGGGGTCTCCATGGCGACCGTGAAGGATGGGAATGATTTTCGAGAATTTCGGGCACGGCAACTCGACTGCGCCTGTTTTTCGACGGACGAAGAGCGCGTCATCACTAGTGGAGTCATCTTATGAATCGTCGATCGTTCTTGTTCCGCCTGGTGGGGACCGTCGCGAGTTTTCTTCTCGGCCGCTGTGCGGCTGGGCCAAATCATCCCGCCTTCGCCTGTATCCCGAAAGATCAAGAGACGGCGCCGGCGCCGGACTTGGATCTATTGAAAGAGTTTCGCTCGGACGGCTGTCTCACTCGTGACGATCTCGATCGAGTGGCTGAAATCGCCATGGAGCGGGCGTGTCCGGTGGAGCCGACGACGTTTCATGGCGAGCCACTGATTGATGATGAAACCGCGATGTATGAAGCGACTGGTCTACCGAAGGATGATCACGCGCGTCATGTGCAATTACAACGTGAATTCTTGAGGGTCTACAAGAAAGAATTCATCCGCATGTATAACGAGCCGACCCCGTTACTTGAATTTGATGCGTGGAACCGATGAGCCTGGCCGAAGAAACACTCGCCGCGCATGCCGCCAAAGGCCTCGATCATATGATCTTTCGGACCGGGTGGTTTATCACGCGGGATGAGCATCGGGCGGACGGCCATTTCCCGCTGCCGGATTTTCAGTATTGCGCCGATGTGCTTGAAGAATATGTGAATTACAAACTCATTATTCTCACGAAAAGCCGGCAAATGCTCATTACGTGGATCACGGCGTCCTATCTCGTGGCCTGCGCGCTGATCAACAAGAACGAGCTGTCGATCTACCAGACGAAACGCGAGGAAGATGCCCAATCGTTCATGGAGCGGGTACATTTTCTCTACAACCATCTCCCGGAATACCTCCGGAAGATTCGGCCGAAGCAGCCGCCACAAAAAGAAAACAAGATGAAGCTCGAGCTGATCACGCAAGAATCGCGGGTGTGGGGCATTCCTTCGGGCGGGGATGTCGTTCGCATGCAGACGATCACGCGGTTTGTGTCCGATGAATGCAATTTTCAACCGGAAGCCAAGGCCAGCTTGCGCGCGATGGCGCCGGCGCTGGGGGAAGCCGGCCAAGCGATTTATATCTCCACGGCCTGTGCCGGAGGGATCCAAATAGGGCTGATTGCGGGGGAGTGGTGAATAAGTGTCCGCGCTGCAACGGCTTCATGCATCGGGATCACGTCGAAGAACGCTGTCTGAACTGCGGCCATCGCTCGGACTATCTCCCGCCAACAAGTCCGTATCGGGAGTACCGTCCTGAGGAAGATCCGCACCCAGGCGGGCGCCCTGTCGGGCAAGGGGTCCGTGGTGGCGTGCCACCGTCTGAAACGGCCGCAGAGAAAACCAAACAGCGTCGGGAATACATGAAGTTCTACCGGCGCACGGAGGAACATCGGGCGTATCAACGCGAGTATCAACGTGAGTATCATCGCAAGAAGCAGGAAGCCCTTGAGCAACAACACCTGGACACTGGAACACAGCCTTGAGTGGATCCTGCTGGCGGTAGCAATCACCTGTGTGCTGTCCGCGTGGTGGGGTTCATGGTGATTACCTGGCTCTCGCCCTTATTTGGTCAGCTCTCCGCGCCGGGTCGACCGGCCGGTGCCGAACACTTCTATATATCCGAGCATCCCAAGACTGCGCTGCCCTGTCTCATCCCGAAGGAATGGCTCTGTGATACCAACCGAGACGGAACCCCAATGGAAAGTCTGTTCGGCCTGTCAGTATAAGCTGCCGGCGGCGGACTTCAAAAAGAATGCGGCCTCGAAGGACGGCCTGTATACGTATTGCCGCTCCTGTGAAAAGACGCGGCGGCTCGAACCGGACGCGGTGGATCTCTCTGATATGGGCGGGGTCATGAAAACGCTCAAGCCTGCCGGGATCCCCGCGCATGTCCTCAACGGCGTCAAGATCCCGATCGATGCGAAGCAAAAGAGTCCCGGCGTGTGGGTCTGGACGACCCCGAAGAATTGGCGCGTCGTCGTTGTCCATTATTCAGCTGATCCCCGCTTCCGGCCGGGGACCCCGGAAGGGGATGCGTGGATCAAAAAAGAAAAAGAGAAATCAAGTACCCGGGATTGGAACCGGGAGCGGGAAATCGACTTCACGATTTCTGAAGGCGAGCCGTTCTTCCCCACCTTCAACCGGGATATGCACGTCAAGGCGCTCAAGTATGATCCTTCCCTCCCGATCATCCGCGGCTGGGACTTTGGGAGAGGCCATCCATCCTGTGTGTGGGCGCAAAAGACCAAGAAGAATCGCATTCATGTCTTACGGTCGATCATCGAAACCCAACGGACCATTTGGGACTTCGCGCCCTATGTGATTGCTGAAACCCAGATGCGCTACCCAGGCGCGGAAATCATTGATTGTGGAGATCCGGCCGGCGCACAGGAAACGGACAAAGGCGCGACCACACAGATTCTCCTCGTGGAATTCCATATCAACCTCCACTATCGCTGGTCTTCGAATGAAGAGGGCTGGAAGATGATGGAGCGGTCATTGATCGTGCGGGAAGATGGCGATCCGGCTTTGGCGATCGATTACCGAGACAATGAGGATCTGATCGATGGGTTCGCCGGCGGCTATAAGCTGGACGTCACGGCGACCGGCAAGGATACGGAAGGCCGGCTCAAGAATAGCGCGAAGAAAGACGGCTGGTTCGAGCACGTCATGGACGCCTTGCGGTACATCTACATCCACTGTTTCAAGATCGACGGGAAGGCCGCGAGTGCGCTCCAAGCGTCCACGCTGCATATGACGAATGCGGAGATTCAGAAGAAGAAACTCGACGATGACGGAGGCGATGAATTTTTCTCATGATAGCCTACCTGTGGGATCAGCAAGGTCGTCCAGTCTCGGTAGTACAGGCCGATGAGCCGGCGCCACCATCGATCACTATTCCGACAATCAATCCTCGGTTCGAGCGGATCTTCTGGCGGATTCAAGGCCGGACCATGTTGACGTCGGGTTTGTATTCCATGCAAGCATTCGATTACGAGGAAGGGCCGGATTCTCCGCGCCGGACGGAGAAAGGGATCTGTACGCCATGAGCGGCTTAGCCCGAACGAATAACGGCACCTGGTTTTATTGCGCGATCTGTGGCGGCGCGGCGCATGATCCGTTTGCCTGCTGGCCGTTGGCCGACGAAGCGGAGCGGCAAGCGCGGTATCAATTGCCATACTTCCGGGACCGGATGAAATTGCACAACGTCACTGAGGCCGATATCACGGCGCTACAAAAGCCGGAAGGCCGGGCGATTATGGAGTATCAACGTGAGCGACCGTAACCCCACAGCCACAAAGGAGGTTTGATCATGATCCGGCACCAATCGGCATCATCCCAGTTGCGCGTACACTGGTTGAAGATATGAGCGAGCTGGGTGCGCTGGCTAGGGAAATTGAATGCTGGCTGTGAAGAAGCTCATTACTGAAGGCATCCGCCTTCCGACTGGCTACGGCTTCTCGTATTTCGACATGGGCGCTCAAGTGGCCGTCTGCTATCCGATACCCATCAATGTCTTGGTCAGGGCCTGGCGGTGGCTGATCATCAAGACACGGATCCCAGGTTTTGCCTTGGATATCGATACGCTCGTCAATGACGCCTACCGGACAGGGTGGAAACGCGGCTTCATCCGGGGAAGGCAAGACCGAACACAGGAGATCCAAAATGAACTGGTTCGCCTGCAAGGTTTGCGCGGAAAAGGACAAGAGGATCACGAGCCTGGAAGAACAGATTCAGACCCTCAAGAGCCAGCTCGGCCATAGCCGGGAGCGCGAACAAAAGGCCGTAGATCAACTACTTGCACGGCAAGGCGAGCCGTCGATTACGCCGCTGCCGAAGCTGTCGGCGGTCGACTCACAGAAGGCCATGGAGGATATCATGGCGATCTTCAAAGACGAGGACGATACCGGAGATGGAACCATTGTGGAGGCGGACCAACTTGATCATGCCAAGCATGGAGCTTAAGACAACTGTCAGGACATTCCCGCTCTATTGTCCGACTTGTGGCCGGCTCTATTTGCAGTTTGCCGGAAATTTGGAGTATATAGAGTGCAAATGTAGCCGTTGCAAAACAAGGTTCACTGTTCGTGATGGCGCCATCATAGCCAGTCAAAGTACGTAGAGCCTCGTAAACGGCGCGAAGCTGTGACCCAAGGGCCATTCCCGGGAAACCGGGGGTGGCCTTTTTTTATGAGCAAGACAGATCAAGAGTTAATCGCTCATATTCAGTTGTGCGAGAAAGAATATCACCATCTCCGGTATGGCCATGAACGTGATTGGTACCGCAACCTCCTCTATCGGCAGGGCCATCAATGGATCGTGTGGGATGGAACCGGCCGCGCCTTCCGTCAAAAGAAAATCAAATCGTGGGTGCCAACACCGGTTACGAATAAATTCCGCTCTATCCTCGATGCCCTCTCCTCGCTGGTCCTGCGCGTCGAACCGCAACTGCAGTGGCGCGCGCTGGATCCAAACGATGAACCTGAAAAGACCAAGGCCGAAACCGCGACACAATTGGTGGAGCGGTTGAAGGAAGCCACGCATTTCCGGGAGTGGCGGCAGATGCTTGCCAACTGGATTGTGTACACCGGCAACGGCTACCTCGCAAACTTTTACGATGCGGCCGGCGGAAACTTTTATGAAATCCCTCTCAACGCTTGTCAGATCTGCCAGCACGAAGGGCCGCAATCAGAATTCGAGGAAGGGTGTCCCAAGTGCGCCTCCGGCAATTTCCAATATGCGATGGGTGAGGATGGGATTCTGAAGACGGAGAAGTACAAAGCCGGATCCGTGCGAACCGAGATTGCCTCCCCGTTTGAAACCTACTCCGACTGGACCGTGACGCAGTGGGTCTCACAGTCGGAAGCCTTGATCATCAAGAGTCGGCCCCTCTCGTATTTCCCGAGACAGTACGGAAAGAAAGGCAAAGAGGTACAGCAAGGCAGTTCCACCACCATGAGCGAGCATTACTCCAATGCGCTCGCGTTCATGGGGTCCGGCGCCGGGCTCAGTACCTCGTTCGGGAAAGGTGGCCGGCCGCATGCCAGCGAATACTGGTATGTCCGGATGCCGGATGATGACTACCCGGATGGCTGCTACGCCATTATGGGCGGCAGCACGTTACTGGAACGGGATACCCTGCATTGTCGGGATCATAACGGGAATAAATTCCTGCCGATCTCGCAATTCATCATGGATCCCATTCCAGGATCCGGCATCGGCACGACTGTCGCCAACGATCTGGCGCCCAAACAAACCCAACGGAACCGGCTTGAATCGCTGATCGAATTGATCACGATGCGCTCGGCCAACCCGGTGTGGATTGTGCCGTTTGGGACCGATGTTGAAGGGTTCTCTGGCCAACCTGGCGCGGTGCTGAAGTCGATTCAGATTTCCGCCACGGCTTCCGGAGACCCCAAGCGGCTGCCCGGGGAAAACATTCCATCCTCGCTGCCGCAATGGTTGGACAAGATCGATGCCGACATGGAAGAGATCGCCAGCGTGTTCGATCTCCTCAAGGGCAATCAGCCGCCCGGTGTAACCGCTGGTTACGCCTTACAACTTCTCATCGAACGCGGACAATCACGATGGGGGCCGCTCTTTCAGCGGTGGGAAAACGGCATGATCATGTGGGCCGTGCAAGTGACGGCGCTGACAAGGGAATACATGAATGCCGTGGAGATGGCGCGGATGCTGGGTCCCCATGGGGAATGGGAAGTCGATCGATTCAAAGATGAGGACCTGTCGACGCTGACTATGCAATGTGAAGCCGGCTCGTCCAAGCCGACCTCTTCTCTCACCGAACAATCCATCCTCGACAATCTGATCGCGAAGGGCCTGGTCGATCATCTGGATCCGGCCAACCGTGCGCAAATACTGCGTTCGGTTGGGATGAGCAAGTACGACAACCAGTCCGATTACGACATGAAGGACGCGGCGAAAGAGGAGCAAGCCTTCATTGAGATTGCGAATAAATACGACTTGCCGGGGATGGTACAGCAAGTGAATGCGATGCAAGAACAGGCTGGCGCTCTGCAGGATCCGGCGATGATGGAACAGGCAGCAATGCAAGCGCAGCAAGCACAGACAGAAGTGCAAACGATCACCATGTCCGCCCTGCGCTTCCGCCCGCAGATCGACAACCATCTCATCCATATTTGGTCACACAAGAAATTTGCCAAGACCGATGCCTTCATGCGACTGCCGGCCGAGTGGCAAGCCATCTATCTGAAACACGTTGAACAGCACGGCATGCAGTTGATGCAGGAGGAAATGCAGAAAGCCATGGCGGGTCAAGGTGGGATGCCGCAATCCGGAGGACCGCCACCCGGTGGGCCGCCCCCTCCCGGGCCGCCTTCAGGTGGGCCGTCGAATCGTCAACCGGAAGAACCTAGCGGATCCATGGAGCCATCCTATGAAGCGGCGAGCCCAAAGGGCGGGCATCGACGCGAGCCGGCAACGGCGGGGAGTGGATAAATGCATCCTACTGAAATCTTTGGAGATGGTGGGCTGAACAATCCCTATGCGTTACCTGAAAGCGTTTCACCGATCCGACGCCGCACGGAAGTTTTACAACAGGGCGGCATGCACGATCTCGGGCCATCGAGAAACCGCATCATGCGTATGAGTCCGTTACGTCGAAAACTCGAAGAAGCCAGAAGGATGTTACGGCAGGCAATCATGCCTGAT